CGGGATACCTTCGCGACGCAGGCTGCTGCTTTCACTCAACCACGAAATCTTGCGCTTCTTGCCCGAGTCCAGGGCACCCTTCAGCAAGTTCAGTGCCACGTCATCCAACAGGATGCTGTCGCAGTCGTCAAACACAACCACGCAGTTAGAGTCTGAATACTTGTACAGGGTTTGATACAGGCCGATGGGAGTTGCTGAGCCTTTGACAACTTCGGCTCGCAGTCGCTTGCCTGCCAGTTTGTCAAACATTGTGGCCTTGTCAATTTCTTGCTCAACACCAAAGCTCTTGCCCACGCCAGGAGGGCCGCTCACAATCATGGCGCGGATGTCGCCTGTGACAGTGGCTTTGGTCATTTCGTGCAGGATGTCAAAACGCTCACGGATACGATCCATGGCTTGCTCGTCTGTTTCTGTTGCACGGGATTCTGGCATTGCGGCTGTTTCTGTAGTCATGCCGTTAGTGTACTCGATATCCGAGATGTTGTCAACACGAATACGGATTGTGTCGGGACACTTGGGGAAATGCCCAGAATTTTTCACTGTGACATAGCTGCCTTTGGCACCAGATTGAAAACCTGAAACCAGTTCAAATGTGATGTTTTGAACAGTGTTGCCGCGATAGTTACCGTTAAGAACTCGAATTGCACTCATGGTTGGCTCCTTTAGTGTGCTGTTGAATTTTACTGTCTATGCTGTTATTATAGCAAATTGGGCAATTTAGGTCAACTCTTTTTGCGAAATTTCCAGAGTTTTTGCTGTTACAATTACTCCGCCAAATGCCTGCTGATATGTTTCAGCTACAGCACGGAGGAAAAAAGTGTATACTTTACCATTACCAGAAATCAATGTGTACTGCATCATGATCCTTTTTGTTTTGCTATGTGTATATTATAGCAAATTGGGCAATTCGAGTCAACCGTTTTTTTGTAACACTTGAGTATTAACTTTTAAAGCTTCAAAAATCGTGTTTTGCAGCTCGTTGACTTCGTCAAGGGGCACATAGAAGTCGGTAAGCGGATCGTAGTACTCGCCTTCTTTAGGATCGTAGTACAGGACCTGACCGTTGGGATAGTGAAACGGGCCCTCGAGACCTTTGCGAGGACCAAACTCTTTGTTGTGCTTGAAAACAATGTAGCTCATGTCTGACTCCTTGTTGCAATACATGTATTATAGCAAAAAGAGCAATTTAGGTCAAGTCAGCACAAAGTAGTACCAAAGTTAAGTCTGCTTCATTACGGAATGTGATCCAATAGGGGCGGACTGAATTACGGGCATAACGACTGTTTTGGACACCGTAATAACTGTACCAGTCTTGATCACGCGACCAGCCGCCGCCCTTTAATTTTTCGCGACAGACTTTTTCAATCACGGTTGCCTTACTGTTCCAACCTCCGAATCGCAGGGCTACAACATGTCCATGTTCTTTGAATTGGCGGAATCTGCGGTTGAGCCTGACTGTTTTCATAAAAAAACTCCTTGTGCTATAGCCAAAGTATAGCACAAGGAGTTGTTTTGGTCAACGGTGGTTAAACAGGCGGGATTGATTCAAGTGGTTGTACAATGACACTAGTGTCAACAAAAAATAGACAATTAAAGATTTGTCCAGTGTCGACAGCATAATCCCATTCTCCAATAATTCCATCAGGTCCTGTGTATTTTGCAACCTGCTCCGGAGTTCGTAGACCAGCTACACTGTCTCCGTTAATGGTAGGACTTTCTTTTCCATCTGTTGCAACAGTATTGATGTTTGGAGATTTATAATAATTTGTAGAGATAACCCAGGTCTCGCCATCATCGAAGGTTTTGTTATAGCCAACTGGCATCAGTATGTCAGTGACAAATAATCTTGCTCCGGGGGGACTTAGCACTTCAACTTCAAGAGGGACTTCACCATTGATAAATGTTTGCGACATGAAATCAAACAATTCTGAAGGAAGCACCGGAGACCCTTCGAACGTTGTAGGTAATGTTTCTACAATATTGGTAGCAATTTCTCCGTTATATACTTCAATATTATTGTATTTTACTCGCACATAAATTGGTGTGGTAGTAGAGTAAGGTTTTCCTGTAAATTTGCAAAGTCGGTCTTGGGTTGGTGCTGACATAATATTCTCCGTATAGTTTATTTATCGCCAATGATTTAAAATTACTGCGTCCTTGACATTGCTAGGCTTAGGATTTCCGTGAAAAATCAGCAGAGAATTACCGGGTGCTATTTTTGTGCCGGATCCAGGGGTGATGTAGGTGCGTTTTTTGAAATCCATTCCACCATCTAGTGCTTGCCAACGCCAGCTTACTACCTTGTTTTCATCAAAAAATCTACGATGTTTATAATCAATCAGCTGTGTGATGTAATCCTGGTCGCCGTGGAATTCTTTTTGAAGTTTTTGCAAATTGGACGTTTTAAATGACTGCCACACCCAGTCGTATTCTCTAGTGTCCCACCACATTACGCTGCTGTTTATGCCAGTATAATCTGATTTCCACAATCGTTTAAAATCACGGATGGCCCAGAAATTTTTTGGACTACCTGCAAATATCCAATCTATATTGTCTACTATTACAGTATCTAGATCTAGATACAAAACAGGACCTTGATGATGTTCGGCATTAAATAATTCCATTTTGTGCCACCATGATTTCTTTGGACCTGCTGCCGTGGGCCAGTCTTCTAGTACATGTTTAATCATGTGATCTGGAACCACTCTATCTTTTTCTGTGTACACATGCATGCGAATCGGCAAACTGATGTGACGAGATAACATACTGTACAAACGATCAACGTATATCCAATCATACCCTGTACTGTGTATTACACATGCACAATCTATGTGAGTGGGCAAAGCAGACTCGGCTATTTCAACTTTTTTGCTTGCACGGTGTTCTTGTTTGGCTGCCTTTCTCTGATCTTTAAGATGTTGGCGAGCAGGGTCTGTCATGGTTGTGTTTCTCCACTCCATAAATCAGGATATTTTTTAGCTAACTCAACCAACCTAGAATCGATATCGGCTACACCTACTTTGTTTACTTTCATCTTGCCTTTTTTAACCACAGAGTTGTAACTTCCAGTGGTCATACCTTGTGCAATCTCTGTGCTGGTTTTGTTTAATTTATGTTGCCAGCCTGGTCCTTCACGCAGGGCTTCTATATGCTCTTTTTTTGTATTAGTATTGCCCATCATTGTGAAATGATATCCAGCTTCAAGTTTAGATTCACCAAACTTTCCCCAAGTTTTGTTTTTGCTACAGTACATTTCATTCATTGGCTCTGGCAGAATATCCAGTTTAGTGGACTTTGTGCCTGGCCAACGATTTTGTCCATAATCCATTTTCCAATCAATATAGGCTGATCTAAGATCCTGGGCCCAGAACATACTACCATGTCGGTCAACAAGTTGCTTGCATTGATCAAGATATCTAGGATCCCAGAACTCGTCTAGATCACTCAACATCACATAATCTGTATCACTGATGTTGTGTATTAGTTGAGCCACAGTCTGGCGCATCATACGCTCTACGTATCTGCTTTGGTCTTTGAAAACATCTGGGTCCGGGCTAGAGATTTGGCTTTTGTCAATTTCCAAATAGTGGTAGACAATCTTGTTTTTAAGTGAAGCTGGTAATTGGTTGTACACACGATCAAACTGTGCAGCATGATGTTTCAAACTGAAAGTGGTGTCAGTTTCTACTATCACAAACTTGTCCACATAAGAATCAAGGTATTCAAGACGCAGAAAAAACAAATCTGTTTCGTTGTAATATAAAAAACTATCAATCATTTTGGCACATATATGGAATCGTCGCCGGCTGCACCAACCAGTTTGTAATTTAAAGTTTCAATAAATTTCAAATATTCATCAACATTGTAACTGTGCATACTCTTGTTCTCTCGTCCACCTCCATTGGTAAACTCAACCATGAGCACTGGCTTGCTTTGACGTATGGTTTGTTCTGCACCTTTGAGTACTTCAAACTCCCATCCTTCGACATCAATCTTGACAAGGTCCACGTTGTCCAACGCAAATTCGTCTAGTCGCTTGCTGGGTATGTCGTAGATTTTGGCTTTTTTATGATTGTTTGATACAAATTCTTCATCTACTAATTGAAAACTACCAGAGTTCTTTAATGTACGATACGCACCCTTGAGCATGGTGCTTTGATTGCTCATAGCACAGTTGTGCCTAGTAACATTGTCAAACTTGCTTGTATTAGCTTCCAAGCACTCAAAATGATCAATCATGGGCTCAAATGCATGCACATGATCAAAAAGTGGGGCCCACTGATGCACACTGATACCCACATGAGCACCAATGTCCACGGCTGTTCTAAATTGAGTTACAAATTTCAAAGCTTCGTCTCTAGCGGCCTTTCCAAACACCAAGATGTCTTGGTGTTTGTTAAAGAAATCTTTGAATGGTAATGCCATTCCATTAATCATGTGTCTCATAAAAGTCCTTGTTTCATATTTACCATTATCTGCCCACATAAATATTTACATGAAAATTGTACTTGTTACTGGTGGGTTTGATCCCATTCACTCTGGACACATCGCTTACTTCAAAGCAGCCCGCACACTAGGCGACATGCTGATTGTGGGTCTCAACAGCGATGCATGGTTGACTCGCAAAAAAGGTCGGCCGTTTATGCCTTTGCAGGAACGAATGGCTATCGTGGGAAATCTTGCTGTAGTTGACCAAGTAGTGACCTACGACGACGACGATGGCTCTAGCTGCAATGCCATACGGTTAGTACGATCTCAATACCCCGATGCAGAAATTGTGTTCGCCAATGGTGGCGACAGAACTCAAGAAAACATTCCAGAAATGATTTTTGACGATGTTGAGTTTGTGTTTGGTGTGGGTGGCGAGGACAAAAAGAACAGCTCAAGCTGGATTCTTGAAGACTGGAAGAAGCCCAAAACAGAACGCACATGGGGATACTATCGTGTGCTGCACGAAGTTGGTGCTGCTACAAAACTAAAAGAACTCACAGTAGCACCCAAAACCTGTTTGAGCATGCAACGACATAGCAAAAGGCAAGAATTTTGGTTTGTAGCAGAAGGCGTTGCAACAGTTTACACATTAGATGAAGCCAGCACTGATACTGAAGTCAAGTGTCAGCTTGAAATACACGAGCACACATTTATCAAGTGCAAAGAATGGCACCAGTTGTGCAACGAAACAGATCAACCCTTGCGATTGATTGAAATTCAATACGGCGAAGACTGCGTAGAAAAAGACATTGAACGCAAATGAAACCAATTCCAATATTCATAGGATATGATCCACGCGAAGCTATTGCCTATCATGTGTGTGTGAACTCAATCATACGTAACAGTTCACAGCCAGTGGCCATTGTTCCGGTGGCCTTGAATCTATTTCAAGATTATTCAGAAACCCATACTGATGGATCTAACCACTTTATCTACACACGCTTCTTGGTACCTTATCTTTGTGATTTCTCTGGTCATGCTATTTTCATTGATGGCGACATGATTGTGCGTGGAGACATTGCAGAACTATGGGCCCAGCGTGATGCGTCCATGGATGTGCAAGTGGTCAAGCATGACTACAAGACTTGTCGACCTGTAAAGTATCTAGGAGCCAAGAATGAAGACTATCCTAGAAAGAATTGGAGTAGTGTTATCCTATGGAATTGCAATAGCTTTCCTAACCGCAAACTCACTCCTGAGTTTGTGCAAAAGTCTACTGGTGCTGAACTGCACCGCTTTTCATGGATCGATGACCACCGCATTGGCGAACTTCCAGCAGAGTGGAATTGGTTGGATGTTGAATACCAGCATAATCCTGCTGCCAAGCTGGTGCACTACACGCTAGGAACACCGTGCTTTCACGAATTTGCCGATCAAGGTAGTTTTTGTAATGAATGGCATCAAGAACACTTGTTAACTGATTATTGTGTACAAAGAATATGATTTTTCTCAGTAAAAAAGGCCAAGACGAATACATCAATATGTTTGCACACGGCTGCGGGCAACATTCGGTGAACTCAGACGACTTTGAGTTTGATTCTACTGATCGAGAACCCATTGTGTTGCGAGGAATCCTAAACAGAAACATACAGCGTTGTATCAAAAAAAATCGGCATTTCTACTACATGGATTCTGGTTATGTTGGTAATCATCCCGGGTCAATGAATCCACTGGGATGGAAGTTGTGGCATCGAATTGTTCTAAACGACTTGCAACACAACGAGATTGTGACAAGGCCGTCTGATCGGTGGGACCGCCTCAAACTAACGTTTGAACCCAGACGTCACGGATCCAGGATAATAGTGGCTGCCCCGGATGAAAAGCCTTGTAAATTTTATGGTATAAACCAACAAGCCTGGATTGAGGAGACTGTGGCCACTATTAAACAGCATACTGATCGTCCCGTAATAGTAAGGCAACGTGCTGCTAGCAGACAACACCGTGTGTTTTTAGATCCACTATCACAGGTACTCCGAGAAGACTGCCATGCCTTGGTAACATTCAACAGCGTGGCTGCAATTGAAAGTATTCTGGCAGGGGTTCCTGCGGTTGTGCTTGCACCTAGCCATGCTGCTGGCCCTGTGTCCAGTAGAGATCTGACATTGATCGACACACCGCTGTGGCCAGATCAAGATAAATTACATGCCTGGGCACATCACCTGGCTTACGGACAATTCCATATTAACGAATTAAAGGACGGTTCGGCTCAACGAATCTTATTTGAATAATGAAAAAATTTGCTTGTGTTACTTCAATGAATCAAGAGTACTACAATAAATGTGGTAGAGCTTGTATCGAATCTTACGGTGCCAATTGGCCAGATAGTGTTCATCTGTACGTGTACAACGAAGACATGTGTGATCCTCCTAAGTATAGATGGGTAACTTACATGCCCTGGGAACTAGGACAAGATTACGATGATTTTGTTGCTAGGACCACTGGATCACGTACATTGCAATTTGCCAAAAAAGCATTCAGTGTAATGCATGCTATGGAAAACATTGATTGCGATAGATTGATTTGGGTTGATGCAGATGTTATGACTACCTATCCTATCAATTATCATTTGTTAAACTTGCTAAGTGATGATGAAGTACTTAGCTCTCACTATGGTGTCAAACACAATTGGCCAAGCGAGACTGATCCTGATCGTATTAGCTTCAGTTGCGAAACAGGATTCTTTGTAGTCAATAGAAATCATCCAATGTTCCAAACTATGGCTGATAGATATCGAGAATACTATGTCAAAGACTTAGGTGCTCTGCTAAGAAGATTCTATGATGGTGAGGTATACGGTGCAGTAGTGGCTGAAATGGAAGTGTTAGGGGCAGAGTTAATGGAGCTCAACCCCGGGCAAAAGCACAAGACCCCGATACCACGCAGTATTATGTCTCCGTATATCAAGCATTACAAAGCAGGCGCTAAAGAATCTTATACCAGTGAATCTCTGTTGGAGGAGTTGCAGAATGCTGACCGTAGCAATTTATCATAAATCAGTACCAGCTGGTAATAAGAATTTAGAAAAACCTGCAATTTTAACAAATTTTTCACAAGGTATCAAGTGCGTTGGTGATACTGTGATAGACGTTGATGATTTTTCTTACACTACTGCCGACGCAGGAGTAATACAAGGATGGACACACGAGAATTCTGACAGACCGCATCTGTTACTCAGACAACAAGTAATTAAAAATCAGTTATATACAGTGGCCGCTGATAGCAACTTATTTTTATACAAAAACAAAAACAATCCAGGCAATTACTTGCGCTACAGCTTCAATGGAATATTTCCTAATACTGGAATCTACTGCGACACTGTGATCGATCCCAAGCGTTGGAGATGGATCAAACGAAATTTAAAATTAGACTTAAAAGATTACAGGACCACTGGCGATCATATTTTGCTGTGTCTGCAACGAAATGGTGGATGGAGCATGGACGGTGTTGATGTGCAGGATTGGGCTATACAAACTATTCAAACCCTTAGACATTATACCGATAGGCCAATTGTGGTCAGAGCTCATCCTGGAGACAAAGCCAGTCGGCAATATCTAGACCCTAGAAATGAAAATTATAAATTACAAAGATTTGGCATTACTTTAAGTGAGCCTGGCAGAACTTTGGAACAAGATCTACAGAATGCCTGGGCTGTGGTCAATTACAATTCCAGTGCTGTAGTGGGCGCTGCTATAGAAGGATATCCAGTATTTGTAACTGACCCAGATAGAAGTCAGTGCAAAGATATTGCAAATACAGATTTAAGTAAAATTGAAAACCCAGAACTGCACAATCGGCTGCCCTGGGTGGAGCGCATTTCGATGTTTCATTGGAATTTTGAAGAACTAAGTAACGGATCCTGCTGGAATCACATGCGAGACTTTATTCAAGCCCAATAGCCTTCGATTCGATTGATTTTGAGATCCTTGGCTTTGCTTTTGCCTAGAGATTTTCTTGCACCTTTAAGATGATCCAACCAGGCACCCCAGGCACTATTAATTAACGGATGGCCTTCGCCTTTGATCAAATTTTCACTCCAATTGAGTTCTCTTAATTTTAAAGTTTGTCTGGCATGATCGAATACAAAACTATCATGCCATTCATCTAGCGTAAAAATACCGCTGTCTGCGTTGTCGTACAAGTCTTGGAATCTTGTAAGAAAAAGTCTGATAGCAGCGCTTTGAAGATTCATTGCATAAAGACCACACTCACTAAAATTATTTTGGCGTCCCAAGTAGCACAAGTCTTTATTAGCAGGGCACAATGCAAGAATACTATCAATACTGATAGGACTGTGACATACCACATCAGCATCCATCCATAATAACGTATCTGCATTTATATTTTGTGCGCAATGAAATATCGAATACACCTTGTGACTAAATCTAATTGCATCCCATTTGAAACCTTTGCCAGCATCTTTGCGTAGACTTCTAACTGGGTCCATCGATACATCTCCATTTGCTTTGGGATCATCGGCCCATCGTGCCTTGAATGCCACTAACTCTGGACACGAGCTGTTGAGATCTAATACATGTAGATTTGGTGCGTTAAACGGCACAACACAGTTTTCTGCATATACCCAAAGATCAACCTCAGAAGGCCAGTTGGCCAAGAATGTTTCGATCATTCGGCGACCGTAGGATTCATATCCTGATTGATTAAATGTGGTGACTACTGCAAATTTCATAATTACTAGAACTATTTAACAAATAAAAATATGCACGTTAGTCTTTTTGATCAGTATGGAGCATTGAACAGTGCGCCAGTTTTTGCTGCTGTGAAACAGGGATTGACTCGTATTGGGCTAAGGGTTGATCATCACAACATGGATGCTGATGTTGCTGTGATCTGGAGTTTTCTCTGGGCTGGGCGTATGCTGCCAAATAAACAGGTGTACAAACACTATACAAGCACAGGCCGAAACGTATTAATTGCAGAAGTGGGCATGCTCAATCGCGGCATTACCTGGAAACTGTGTCTCAACAGCACAGTGAGTGGGGGTACGTTTGGCAAGGGTTGGGACCCTGATCGTGAAATCAAACTAGGTCTTAAACTCAAGCCGTGGACCAACAGCGGAACAAACATTCTAATTGCACTGCAACGAAGTGACAGCGGGCAATGGAGTCACGGTCCTAAAATGGAAGTGTGGTTGCAAGAAACTGTGGATCATTTGAGGAACTTTACCAATCGTCCCATAGTTGTTCGCCCACATCCACGTCAATCAGTTGTGATGCCTGCAGGCGTTAGTGTGCAGCAACCGTATAAACTAGCAACAGACAAGTTTGATTTTGAGTCTGCGTTAGCAGATACCTGGGCTATCGTCAATTACAACTCGGGGCCTGGTAGTCAGGCTATTATTGCCGGTGTGCCTGCGTTTGTAGGACTTGACAGTTTGGCAGCTTCAGTTGGTAATCTAACCATGACCAACATAGAAAATCCCAACAGGCCTGATAGAGCACAGTGGTTGAATCAAGTTGCTCACACAGAGTGGACTGTGGACGAAATAGCAACTGGCCTGCCGCTGGCCAGATTGCTTCAGACCTGAATATCTTCCATGCCAGCAGTGCGCAATTTTACAATGTGCCCAATCTGCCACTGCTTGACTTCAAGCCCTTTCATGATACCTAACCATCTATTACGTAGTAGTGCTACTTCGTTGATGATGGTTTCGTAGTCAATTACTTCATCTTCACCGTCCACATACTTTTCAGCATCACGACTGGTCAGAGCACGATTGTAGGCTTCCAGATATTTCTGGAAATGTTTGCGTCTGATCTTGCGCAACTGTATGTTGAGATAACTGAGCACAGCTTCAATTTCTTGCAACTGATAAAATCTATGCTCAGTGGTCCCGGGCAATTCTTTGAGATTACGCTCAATCAAGCCACCGATTTTAACTTCGGCTTTGGCTTGATCAAGTTCTTTCTCATAGTAAGAAATAAAGTCTGGGATCTTGCCAAGATCCGCAACCACACGATTATACCACATTAGTAATTTTCGTCATCTGAGTCGTCGTACTCGATATCTTCGTATTCTTCTTCTTCCGACTCGTCATGTCCTTGATCCATGTATGCAGTTAACGCACGTTTGATATCGCTATCTCCCTTGAATGCTGATTTGATATCTTCTGGATCTTCGTCATTGTCAATCAATACACTGACCAGTGTGTCGGCAGCTTCGTCACGATCAACTGTGTTGACAAAACGTTTAAGTTCGCCCCAGATCTCGCTTGCAATA